TCGCACAATCATACAGTGCAAGCCCTTGGCTCAGGGACTTTAACCCACCCACATATTGCCAGCACTGACGCTTTGGAGACGGACGGATCGGAATTAGGTTTAACTGCGGCAGAACACACGTATCACCGTAAAATCCCAAATGTTGGGCAAAAAGTATGGATAATGTTTATTGCTGGGGATCCTAATTACCCAGTATGGATGGGAGTAGAATTATGAGTTCCGCAATTGCTTTACCATTTTCTTTTGATGCTAACGGCAGAATCTTAACAACACAAGATCAAAAGAAAATTATGCAAGATAGGGTAGTTTTAGCGGTTATGACTCTTACAAGTGAACGGGTCATGCGACCTTCATTTGGCACTAGAGTTAGAGGCACATCTTTTGAAAACTATTCTTCTGCCATAGATAGAGTAAAACAAGAAATAGCCCAAGGTTTTGGAAAAATGCTACCGTATCTAGCACTTTTAGGGGTAGATACTAGTATTGACCCAAATGACGGAAATTTAAATATAACTATAAATTACAAATATGGTGCTTCTCAGAACCCTGAGACTGTGGTTGTAAAGACTGATATCCTTACCCAATCGGGGGATGTAATTTCGGAGGTACCATATGGCAACAAGTAATTACGTGCCAGCCGTAGACTATACGTCTAGGGATTATTCGGCCATTTTATCGGATATGACTAATCTTATTCCAAATTTCTCCCCAACGTGGACTAACCGCGACCCGGCGGACTTTGGAATGACCCTTTTAGAGTTATTTGCTTATATGGGTGATATTTTAAATTATTATATCGATCGCGCGGCTAACGAGGCATTCATTTCTACAGCCACACAACGGGCTAATGTTCTGCAAATCTCTAATCTACTTGGGTATACACCAACTGATTTAACTTCCGCTACAGTAACCCTTACCTTTCAAAACTCAACCTCATCTCCTATAACCATCCCCGCCCTCACTCAAGTAGCAACTTCCTTAATAACAAGCGCTACTACTACTCAAATTATTTTTGAAACAAACTCTTCGTTGACAATCCCAGCAAAGTCGGGCACTACAAATGGATCAGCAACAGTAACTGCAACCCAAGGTTATACTGTAAGTAATGAAGTTTTAGGTGTTTCTGACGGGACGGCAAGCCAAAGTTATCAATTAGCAAATAGTTCTGTAATTAACGCCTCAACGCAAATTACTATCAATGGAGTTTCATACCAAAGAGTTCAATATCTTATTGATTCTAGTAGTTATGCACCTGTATTTACAACATTTACTAACGCCGATGGATTTACATTTGTAACATTTGGGGATAGTGTAAGTGGAAGAATCCCACCAACTGGCGTACAGATATATGCAACTTATAGAGTTGGTGCAGGTGCAAAAGGAAATGTTGCCTCTAATACTATCCAATACATCATCAATGTTCCTAGTTCAACTATTCCAGTAGGGTTGACTGTAAGAAACCAAGACATCTCGATATCTGGTGACGGTGCATCTACTGGCGGTTCTGATGTTGAGTCCACTGATTCAATTAGAATTAATGCCCCAAAAAGTATTCGTGCAATTAATAGAGCGGTTTCATTATTGGACTACGCAATACTTACAGTTCAAGTATCTGGAGTTAATAAAGCAATTGCTACCGCAAATGTATATACATCTGTAACCATTTATTTTGCACCAGCTGGTGATCCAGGAGTGACTGCCGATAATGTTACACCAAGTTCAGTTTTTAATAATTTGACCCCGCTGGTACTTAGTGCTTTAATAGATAAAGCCCCAGCAAACACAACAGTATCTTTTCAACCACCTAGTTATGTTGGGGTTTACATACTTGCAAATATAACTGTATTACCGCAATATCGACAATCTTCTGTTTTGGCAAATGTAACTGCAGCTCTTAACAATCTTCTTTATATTGATAACGTAGTGTTTAACGACACTATAGCCATCTCAGACGTTCACTCAGCCATTTCATCAATTGACGGTGTTGGAACCCAACAACTACTTAAACTTGTTAGGGCTGATCAAGATCAAACATATACAATAACAAATAAGGCATTAACATCAAATATAGCAACATTAACCACTTCAGTAACCCATAACCTAACAGTGGGTGAAACCGTGTCAGTTACTGGTGTCGACACTACATTTAATGGTACATACATAGTAAATGCTATTACGACAAATACGTTCTCTTATGCTTTAGTCGCCACTAACGTATCCTCCGCATCTTCTTCAGGGTCAGTAACAGCATTTATTGTAAAAGACATTGTTTGCGCTACTAATGAAATACCTACCTTATATGAACTAGGGACAACCGCTAGTCCCTCAGCTACTGGAATAGGAAGTCTAACGATTAATGCTTCCGGTGGAATCCTTAGTTAATTATGTCACGTTACGGAATTGATTATTATGGTGAGGGTTACTACGGTAGTGATAACCCTATTAGTTTTAGCGTTTATCCATTTACCGCTGTTCCATCTAACCACGGGAGCATACTTTTAAATTGGGCTGACCCTAAAGGTAATTGGTCTAGCTTAGTTCTTGTTAGAAATACTTATGGTTTTCCAATAGATGTATCTGATGGTGTGACTGTTCTATCTGCATACAACGGCTCTGATCCCGTTTTCTTTCAAGATACTGGACTTGTTCAAGGTGTATTTTATTATTATACAATTTTTGTTTACAATTTAACCCAATACGCGTGGGTAAATGCTGGAACTGCGTTTGCAGTATCCGTTAAAGACCTAGGAAATACAAACAAATTATACAATTACTTGCCTGAAATTTATAAAATTCAATACCCATATTCTCCATCTTCTGATTGGGATAACCCAGTACTTTACGGTTTTCTTAGTAATTTTGGTTTTGAACTTGATTACGAACAAACGATGACAGACTTGTTATCTAATAGATACAATGCTGAAAAAGTAAGTGGGTCTTTAATACCGGCTCTTATGAATCAATTTGGTCAAACATATGAACCAGCACTCGGTCTTCAACAAAACAGAATTATTTTGCGAGATGGTGTTACTTTAACAAAGCAAAAAGGCTCTAAAGAGGGGCTGTTGGGCTTTATTAAAGATTTTTCTGGTTGGGGAGTGCCTATTCCCATTTCTGGAACCCCTAATCCTAGCGTTAATGGGATTCTTACTGGTCATAATTTAATGCTTGACTATAATGATTCATCTTTTGAGGAGAGTTCGGGTCACTGGGTATCCACAGATGGAACCGCAGATGTAGACCAACTTGATGTTATTCAAATCCTTACCGTATCTATAACTTCAAATGTAGCCACACTTACTTTTAGTACTAACTATAACCAACAATATGATGTAGGAAACTATGTCCTAATAAGTGGATTGCCGTATCCGCTTTTTAACTCCTCCTCTCCGTATACGTTAACGGCTGTAACCCCAACTTCTATAAGCTTTGCTTTAACAAGTTCTGACTTTCCATCTTCTACTGGCTACAATTTAACAACTAGTGCTTATGGCGTAATAACCCCTTACCCAGCTCCTTGGGTAGAGCCAACAGCACCAACTCTATTTCCTAATAAAGTTAATGGTATTTTAGCCGCATACAATAACTCAGCGTCCACTCAAACAATTAGTATATACGCTGGAGATGACTCCGCAATCAACAATGGAATTCCTGTAACCGCAGGAACAACTTATTGTTTTAGTATTTATGCGGCTAAAGGTTCGGGAGCAACAGCGCGTACAATAACCGCAAAAATTAAATGGTTTAATCGCTTTGGAGTTTACTTATCTACGTCTAGTGGAACCGGTGTATCCGATAATACTGCTTTGTTTTCCTCCTCTTACCGACCATATGTATCCGCAGCCGCCCCAACTAATGCGGCATATGCTTGCCCTGGGGTATCTATTGCTTCTATAGGTGGTTCGGCAACAAATGAACATCATTACTTTGACGCTGCGCAATTTGAAAGTGCATCCACCCCTAGTTCTTTTGATGAGGCTAGACAAATACATATAACCCTCCGTGCTAATAGAATTAATGAATTTATTAACCCAAACTTTGCTACCGCAATAACTCCTTGGACAGTTACAGGATCGGCAACTGCAACAACAGATTCAACAATTGCTCAACCAAATGCAACTGTATACACAGTAAGTTCTACCTATATAACATCTAACGTCGCAACTGTAAATTTAACTACACCTCATAATCTTCAAGTAGGAAGTTCAGTAACGTTATCTAATATAATCGGTAGCGGGGTAACCTCGGCTAATTATAACGGTGCTAGAACAATTACTGCGGTGTCGTTAAACTCTTTTT